CTATGTTGTACGAGTGATATTGTATCTATATCCATTATTTTCTTTTTAATGAAATTTTACTTTTACCTTGTTTTAATAATTGAAAACCATATTCGTTTACTATTATTTTTAATACTGCATCCATGTCATAATAAGGATAATCATCAAAAATAAACACTGAACCTGGTTTTGATCTCTCTCCAAAAAATATTGCTTCCTTAATTACATCTACTGTTTTATGAGGACCATCAAAATGAACTAAATCATATGTATTTATTATTTCTTTTTTTTCTCTATAAATAGGCACACCATCATAAAAACTTTTCATAAATTCATCATCACCTAATTGATACAATGTAAAATTTTCAAAGTTTAAGTCTCTTAATAAATCAACTTTCATACTATTTGTATAATTACAAACAATTGATGGTTTATTGTCAAAATGTGGGTAGGATATATTACCGTAAGGATCTACACCAATGTGCCAGTGTTTTTTATGTTTAAGATATTCTAATATTAATTTAGAACCTAGTCCCTGCCTTACACCTATCTCTACAGTAAATAAATTATCTGATGTTAAGGATTTACAGGCTTCTATTAGTATTTCGTATTCTTTACTATCTCCACCTATCATAATTTAAATTGTTGAAGTACCGTAATTTTTTCTTCTGCTTCAGCTATTTTGGTAATTAACTTATCTAGTTCATCAAGGTGTTGTGGGTGCTCACCAATCGCTACAGGTTTTTCTAGATATATTTGAATTGTTGCATCAGCTTCAGATATTTGAGCATTATATCTATCTTCTAGTGCTTGTAGCAATGTTGCTCGTAAACTCATAACGAATCTATATATTATTTAGAATGTTTGTAAACTAAAAAAAGCATTAATCTAATACTATATTTAAAATAACCCTTGCTTTGTCTTCTTTAGTAGTAACCCCTCTATGCCACCAATTACTTTTAAAAACTTTTGCTTGTCCACATATGTCTGGATAAAATTTTTTTAAAATTTCAGTACCACCGTCAGTGTTCATTAAATTATAAACTATAGATATATTATTTTCAGTTTCTAAATCATAATGTCCAACACCTTCTTGACCTGTAACGTAATAATTCCAAAACATCCTGTAAATACGTTTAAAACTAAAATCAAGTTTTTCAGCAATAGTATTAGCTATAATTTTTCCATAAATATTTAAAGCACTATCCGTAAAATTCTCATGTCCTGGTTTTGCACTTGTAAAAGTCATACCCATGTGTTGATAACCTTTTGTATAAGCTGTGTGAAAATTTGTTTTGGAATGCTGTGCCCCCTCGTACCCAATATGCCAACCACCCGTAGACGAAAGTATTTCCATCATCGTTCTATTTTCTTTAAATGGTAGTATATTGTTTATTAGGATTGGTTTTTTTTCTTTATCAAGTTGAGCTATTATTTTTTCCATTCATAAGGTGTACTGAGAAAAAATATTATTGCAATTAAAAAACGCCTTCGAATTTAGTGCCTTTGATTGCAGCACCTGCACCTCTACAATAACCACCTTTTGAAAATTGACCAATGTTATCTTCTTTAGGAGGTAATTTTCTTTTTCTATTTTGTAAAGTGGGTTTTCCTCTTTTTCTAAACTGAGGATCTTGCCCTAATGGATAAGTTGTTGTATCCATCATCATTGATCTAGATGGTTTTGTGATTGTTTGATTTGATGCTGTATCTTTTCTTTTACGTTTCATCGCATCGATGTAAGCTTTTTTTCTTTCAGGGTCTTGCATCATTTTTCGATGAGCTTTGTATTTACCTATATCAGCCATTATATTTTTCCTTGTTTCTTTAATTTCTTTATATCACCTTTTGTAAGACCTGTTAAGTCCACCTTCGGTTTTACCGATGTAATATCTGGTGATACTTTATTTAGTTTCCAAGGTCTAAATAGTTTTTTTATCCATTTCCACATTTTATGTCCTTACGTTAGCTGGTTTTGGCCCTGCATTACTTACTGATCTCTTTCTGGCAACAGCAGAGGCCTTTTGCGATTTTGACATCGCTGTGGCTTTTGCAAGTGGTACGCACTTCGGATACTTCCGCTTTGAACCACTGGCAGATTTTCTTCCACACTCTTGATACTTGCCACCTTTTTTCTTTGCCCCAATATCTACCCATTTTTCATTAAACCATTTTGTTAGTCCACCTGAACTCATAGCAGGCACACAGTTTGGAACCATACGATCCCCTTTTTTCTTCATGCCTTTTTGCATATAGCCTTCCCAGCATGAACCTTTTTTATTCATTACTTGACGCCTTGAAAATTTAGTCCTCTAATAGCTGCACCACCGCCTCTTACTAATTTAACTGTACTCAAACTCTTTGCTTGTCCTGCGTGTAGCTTAGATGCTTTTTTTAAACCCTTAATAACTTTTTTAATTTTTATTTCAGCACCTTTAGAAGCTTTCTTAGGTCCCCAATCTTTTCTTTTAGTTCCTGATGGATCTTTTATTTTACCCGCACATATTTTTGATGCATATGCGTTTGCATATGCTGAGGGATAAACTTTAAATTTTCTTTTGGCAGCTGATTTGCCTCTTGCACATAATTTTGTCATGTAATATCATACCACTTCTAGACGATAAATTAAAGACTTACGAAACACATTTGTAACTTTTGGAGCTAGCCCTCTATGTGGTAAAGAAGCGTCAAAATATACAATCCTACCAGGTACAAATTCTATATTACATAAAACTTTTGAATTATTGGACTTATTCTCAAGTATTTGAAACTCACCTCCCCATTCTTTTTGCCACCTATTATTCAAAAAAATCATCAATGTTTTTTCTTCTCCACCTCCATTAACATCAGTATGACAAGTCCCGTTTTGACCATAAGATTGACCATTTATTACCACCTCTGTAACTTTTAAATTTTTTTTAATTAACCTATTAACACAAAATTGTAAAAGGTCTTTGTAATCCTTTTCTAAATCTTTTTCTTTATTTAAGATAGTTCCCCAAAATAAATGTGAACCCTTTTGACTGTTTGGAAAAGAATCTTTATTTGCAATATTAGAAAGATTCCAAGAATAAAAATTTGACTCTTTATCTTTTCTTAATAAAAAATCATCATCAATTAAATCGTCCCAAACAGATATGCCTGGAAAACTTAGACTTGGTTGTGTCATTAAAATTATATTTGTTGCATCCTTTTATCAGAAGACAATATATTTTTTTGTGCTTTAGGTCTAGCTAAAGAATCTTTACTTCTTTTACGTAGTTGAGCAATAGCAGATTCTTTTAATGCTCTTTCTTTTTTTGGTTTTTGTAAATCTCTTTCTAAATTCATTTTTTATATCCTAATCCTGTTGTTCTATTTCCATATAATTTATTCCAAGACCATGAAGTTAGTTTAGTTGACCAGTGATATATTAATGTTACTAAATATTTCATTTTTTGTCCTTATTCATTCCGCCTCTGAATATCTGAGTTCCCTTAATTCCATAAATGCTCGCCACGACAAGGATCCAAAGATTTGTGAACCATGATGGGAGCTGTGAGAACATATCGAAGAACAATTTTACTTTGTCCATCGCTGTTGGATCATCCGATATCACTGCCCAAGCCAAAATTCCTATGGGCAAACTTAAAATTAATAAAACCGCCTCATCTTTCCAGTCCGATTGACGTGCCTCAAGAAGTTTTCCCTGAAAAGCTTCTTCCCCCTGAGCCATCTTTCTTGCATGCATCATTTGTGCGTCCGCCATCAGCATCTTCGTCTCTTGACGCTTCTTGAATACGTGCGTACCTGCTTGTGCCACCAATTTTATCGCGCTTAGCCACATTGTATTTCTCCTGTCTTCTTATACTCATGAATTCTATCATTTTATCTATTATTTGGAAAGCCCTGTAGCCGTTCTGTCTCCATCTCCAGGTTTGTCTATGATAATCTTTACGTTTTTTGCAAGGAAATAACTGGCCACCGAACATATCAGTAAATCTTACTAGTGTGTCGTGGTCTGACATCTCTATGGTACAAGCAAATTCTTTTTTTCTTCCTATACCCTTTGACCAAATGCCAAAGCTTCCTTCTCCATCAAATATTCCAGCTAGAAAAATTAATTTAGATGCTACTGGAAGACTTTCGTATGAGTTTTTTGGTGTATTGCTTGACACTTTTAAACTTCTTTCGCGTTAGTCCTTGTGGGTTTGGCCCTCTCTTAGGTGGTGGACCCGAGGATACACCTCCACTCAATGAATTATTTCTTCTTTGATTCAATTTTTTCTCTCGCTACTTCTAGACGTTCATCTGATTGCTGATCTTGTGTTGCAAGTCGGTCATAATCAAATTCAAGTCTTTGTGCTGCTCTTTGGTTCTCTTGATCAGCTCTAAATTTAGTTTCTTCAGCTTTTCTTTGAAGATCCATAGCTCTTAAATCAATTTCTTGTTGTTTAATTTTAATCAATGGGTCTTCTTTGTTCTGAGATGCATTTTCAGTTTGAACTAACTCTTGAGTTATCTGTGCTGCAACCTTTGCAACCTCAGCTTCAAACATAATTTCAAATTGTTGCGGATCCTGTTGAGCCATTTGTGCCATTTCAGGATTTTCCATCACCATTTGTTTTACTTGCGCCTTAGCTTTGAATGAAATGTGATCAGATATGTGTGATTGTAATAATGCATACACCTGAGGATTAATTTGTACCATTCTTGATGCCATAAATGCCATGTGTGCAGCAATATGTGCGTCATGATCTTGAAATTCAAAAGCTGTTAGCAACTTCATTTGAAGTGCACGTGCATTTTCTTTTGCAGGATCTAAAGGTTCTGGTTGTTTTGGTGGTGGTTTTAGAATTTGATCTATAGTTTTTGTTCCAAGTGCTTCATAAACACGTCTATATGCTTCGTGTAAGTTGTGCATCTGTGGATTTGACTGTGCGATTTGCAATTGTGCCTGTGCAAGTGTCACTCTTTGTGACATAGACATAATATTTGGGTCTGCAACAGGTAAAATATCTACTCTGTTATCAAAATCTGCTTGTTTTATTTCTCTTGGGCCACCGTAAACATCGTAAGGATATTCTGGTGGTAAGTATTCTCCACAAATTCTAGCTAAAATTTTAAATTCTAGTCTCATTGCGTAGTAACATCTTTTGTGAACACCACTCATTACACGTGATCCTCTTTCCATCAGCGCCATAGTAGTTCCAACCGCTCTGTTTTGAGCATCGTTACCAATATTTGAATCAGTGATCGCTGCAAATTTTTGTCCTGCTTGAACTACAAAGCCCATCAAGTTGTAAAGTGTAGGTGATGGCTCTGTAAATGGTAAATTAAAAAACTGATCTCTTATATTTCCGCCAGGCGCATCAACATCTCTGAACTCTCCTGGTTGAATTGGTTGGTCATCATCTCTAACTCTAATACCACGTGACTTAAATCCTGCTGGTAAATTTTTTAAAGTACCTGCATCAATCAATTGTCTTAGAGATTGAGTTGCAGCTTGTGATAAACCACCGATCATATGTGTTAAACCAAAACCATAGAAACCCAATCCTGGTAAAAATTTGTAATGCACAAAATATTCAGTTCTTGCGTAACTCATATCACCTGGTTTGTAGTTTCTATAAATAGATAAAATCTCACCACTACCTTCATCAATAGTTACAATGTATGGAATTTTAATTTTCTTAGCTTTGTCATCAAAATCTTCGTAGTCATCTAAATTTAAATCTACGTGCATTTCAAGAATTGTATTTAAGTAATCTGCACCTGTGCCTTTTACACCTTCTAGTTCATTTAATTTTTTCTGTACTGAATCTGGTTCTGAACTACTGTCAATTAATTCTATGTCTCTATAAAAACCTGCAGCCATTTTTTTTGTGACATCATTCTGTGTCATCTTAATTACATGAGTTATTCTCTCACAATCTTTTAAATCAGATGCATAGTATGGAACTACTAAATCTTCTGCGGGTATAAATTTAGATACAGGTCTATCTAATAATGCATCGTAATAAATTTTCTTAAATGTAGATCCTGATAGGGGTAGGTAAAATAACATCTGATCCATGTCCGTTGTGTAATCTTCCATCTCCTCCATCAGCAGGTAATTCATATAATCTTTAACTCTGTCTGCTTGTTGTTCGGTAGCCGGTGTTTGTAAGCCTATAACTTGTGTTCTAACTGGCCCATCAGATGGTACGAGTTCTTTGTATGCTTGTGCTTGGAATTGTGTAACTGATTCAGCTAACAACGGATGCGTGACACCGGAAGCTCCTTTAAATGGTTTTGTTACTTCCTGGTACTTAGTTCCTAATAAATCTAAACCTTTAATATAAGCATCTTCCCATTCTTTTCTAGATGTCTTATCTTTTTTGTATTCTTCAATAAGTTCCATGGCCATGTCCTTAAGCTCTCGCTCGTCCATGCCTTCTGCTAAGTTTGCATTAAAATCGTCTTGAGGTCTTTCCTCTACAACCTCTTCTTCTCCCTCAACTTCTACGTCAACTGGAAGACCCTCAGGTTGTTCAACTACTTCTTCTGCTAATTCCTCTGTTACTTTTTCTACTGCCATGATTAATTGTACCTTATTGGTTTAAACATATCCACCACAAGTCCACCTTTGGACTTGTAAGTTTTTTGTGTATTTCTCATTAGTGGAACCACTTTAATCGCATATGCATCAAAATACAAGCGTGGATCTCCTTCTGGAATATTCTTAGTTCCCTTTTCAGGATTCATACCAGAACTACTGTGGTATTCACTTTTAATTTCTTTTCCTTTTAATGGGTGATCTGATGGATATTTAAATCTATCACTACTAACATTTTTATATGGTTTAGTTGGATCAGATAAAGATATCTTTGTAGGCCCTGCTTTTGATCCATAGAACCTAGCATTCTTAGACATTACATCTGGAATAACTGCTTTACCTTTTTTACCTATACCTTTACCGTTTGCATAACCGTAAAATCTTTCATTACCCGCTTTGTACCCTTGTCTGAAACTTACTTTGTCAAACGGGGCAACGGCTACGTAATCAACATTCTCACGTGCTGCTTTCTGCATCAAATATTTAATTGCATGATCTCCATATGAATCTGATTCAACCATAGG